CAACCCAGTTTTTAGATAATGGCCAAGCAGTATTGCGCTTATTTGACAAGGCCGACGTTAGCACGTTTAACCATGAAATGTTCCATATACTACGCCGCCAACTAACAGGCGACGAACACGCTATATTAAATAATTGGTTAGAAAAAGCTGGGGCAGGTAAACCAGAGGGCACTAAATGGAATAGGCTACAAGAAGAGTACACAGCGCGTGCTTTTGAAAACTTCCTCACGACGGGCGAACTACCAGCAAACGCACCAACTCGCTTACAAAATGCTTTCTATAAAGTAAAAGAATGGATGGGTAATATTTACAAGCTTGTAGAAAATAGCCCTATCCCCATTTCAGGCAAAATTAAAAAGTTCTTCAATGAGGTCAAATTCGACGAACCAAGCGCGAATATATTTAAAGAGCGACTAGTAAAAGGCGGAAAACTCCTTGAGGCAGACCAAGCAGCAAGACCAAAACAACCCGGCGAAGGCGAGACACTAACCCGCCAAACCTACGAGTCAGCCAAGCCATTTACCGAAAAAACGGTGCTACAAACCCTTGAACCCCAGGAATACACGAAACTTACTAATAAGAAGGCTTTTGAAGAAGCTAATAAACTTATTCAAGAAGACCCAAACGAAGCCCTATTCCTAGCTACCCACCCACAAATAGAGAAAGGGAAAGGGGCTATCCAAAACGCGCTTTCTCTTGAGTTACTTAGGCAAGCCCAAGCAAACGGGGAAGTAGGCAAGGCACAACGCATTATTAGGGCATTAGCTGCACGAGGCACGGAGGCAGGACAAGCCGCCCAAATATTAAGCAATATTAGCCGTATATCTCCTGAAGGCGTAGCAAGGTACGTAGACGCTCAGTTTACCAAGTTAGCCGAAAAAGTATCTGATCAGACGCGCAAGAAGGTTGAAGAAGTAAATAGCGCGTTACTCGAAAAAACAAATGATACTCCCGAACAATTAAGCTTGCTCTTCCAAAAGCAAACAGGCGCACCTAAAACAATGGTTGATAAGTTAGCCGATAAGCTTAACCAAGCCAAAACACCGCTTGACAGAGAGCAGGTTATTCGAGAGTTTGTCGGTAAGCGTTACGGTGTACCCACATTAAGCGCCGAAGCCTCACAGAAAATTTATGAAATGGCGAAAGACCTACAAAGGACAACTGGCTATGATCGCAAAGTCAAAATAGAACTACTTAAAAAGTACATGGGCGAGCAACTACCCCAAAGTTTAGGCAAAAAAGCTAGTTTTCTGCTACGTGCTTTTGACCTATTTAACCCGGGCGGCGGTCTAGCTAACACGCTGTCCGATCTTGCTTTTAGCTCACCTATTGGCCTAGAAGGACTAACAGACCAAGTGGCAAGTGGCATTGACTATCTAGGCACCAAAGCAGGGATATTTCAAGAACGCGCTTTGGTAAGACCCCAAATAGGCAAACAAGTAAAAGAATTCGGTAAAAACCTGAAAATTTCTTACAACGAAATTCAACAAGGCATAGATACCACAGGCACAACAGAAAATGCACTGGGTCTTGACTCAACAGTACCATTTAAGGGCAAGTGGGCAAAATTCGTTGATAGAAGTATAAGGAAATTATACGGTCTAACACAAAACGCTTCATATCGTACTACTTTTGATGACTCTATCAATAACCAAATGAAAGCCGCCGAGAAAAACGGCAAACAGTTAGCGGAACCTACAGAGGAAATGATAGAAAGGGCAACACGAGAAGCCGAGGAAAGAACTTTTACAGATAAGAACTGGGTAACTAGCAGTTTAGAAGGAGCTAAAGACCTTCTAAACTTCGGCAAAGACTTCGGTGTTGGTACAGCTACTATTACATACACTAAAGTACCCGGCAACATTGTTAAAAAAGGCGTGGAGTACTCACCCGCAGGTTTTGGCAAAGTAGCCTTACAGGGCTTGCAGGCTTGGAGATATAAAAACTCCGGCGGTGCTAAAGGCAAAGAATTCGACCAACGCGCTTTTGTGCGTTCTATAGCGCGAGCAACTTTAGGGACGGCGGCAACGTTAGGATCTGCCTTTTTACTTGCCAGTGCTGGCGTACTGGTTAAACAAGCTGACGATAAAGACGAAAATAAAGTTAAACGGTTGCAAGCTGAAGAAGGCTTAACAGGTTACAAGCTAAACGTTGATGCTTTGGGACGGTGGGCGGCTAGTGGGTTAAAAGAAAAAGCAGCAACTAATTTTAGAGAAGGCGATAGACTAGTTAACTACAATTTCTTGCAACCCTACGCCTTTCTCATGAACTTAGGAGCGAACCTAAACGAAAACCTAAACAAAGCTGCTAAAGCAGAAAAAGGCACTGGTTGGGATATAGCCAAAGCCGTAACACGTAGCGGCGTAGAAACCTTAAGTGATGCTTCAGTAATACAAAGCTTGCAAAAGGCTGGCGCATTAGGTGACTTGTTAGACAAAACTAAAGGCGACAGCACAGCAGAAAGGTTTTTAACAGGTCTAGCTACTCGGCCAACGCCCGCTTTACTACGTCAAGCTAGAAACTATACGGATAACACCAAACGAGAAACAGACGGTGTGCTAGATAAATGGCAAGACTCTATACCAGGCTTGTCTCGTAACTTGCCTGCCTCTAAGGGCGCTTTTGGTGAGGATAAAGAAAAGGTTACGGGTGGTAGTGGTTTTATCAGTTCATTTATTACGGGCGGCAAAGTAACAACTTACAAAGGCAGTCCCGAAATTAAGTACGCTATTGACCTATTCAACGCACGAGCAGATAAAAAAGACCGTGATAGCCATATCCCAAGCGCACCTCGTGAACTAGAAGTAGATAAGAAAAAAGTCCCTCTTACAGCTTTCCAACGCGGTCAATATGCTGAGTTAGTTGGTACTAGTGCAAAAGAACTCTACCAGCGCGTTATGGCCAGTAAAAACTTCGAGAAATTATCAGCAGACGGTAAGGGCAAGTTTATCAACGGCTATCTTGAACAAATAGCCCAAAAAGCTAAAAACCAAGTATTAGATACTAAGCTAAAACCGTCCCAACAAAGAAAATTAGCTAGTATTTTGCCTAAGAATAACGAGGTTTTAGAACACAACATAAGCGTTAAAGTAGCAGAAGAAAAAGCACTTGCTAGCGTCGAGTCTAACCCCGCACTAAAAAAACTATACGACCAACTAAACGAGTCTCAAAAAGAGCAAGCTATGAAGAATATTAAAGCCGCTTACGAAGAAGCATTGGTCAAGGAAGACCCAAGCGACCTTGACGGTGTGCAAAAAGCTAAGCTTGATAAAGCCCAAGCAAAGTTGCCAAACATTGAAAAATACTTGATAGCCTTAATAGGAAAGACAAAAGCTTTTCGGAAATAAACAATTAGCGAGTTATCTCAACTATTAATAATAAGGAGCAGTTATGAAAATATTAGAAACCCCTATGCTTATCTTAAGTATAGCTTTAGGAATTATTCCCCAAATTATCCAAATAATTAAAACCGTAGAAATGCCTGGCAACGGTGCAGAAAAAGCCGCCACCGTGTTAGGTATCGTCAAAGCCGCCTTCGAGTTGCTACCAGACGAAGTGCGTAAGTTGATAGGCGGCGATAAAGTGGCTAACTTTGTTAACAGCGTAATTGACTTAACCGTAAAACTGTTAAATGTAAGTGGAGTATTTAAGAAATAGTGTAATTTCGTTTCCTGTAATTCTCTTTCACTCCCCTGTAAAAACAACACAGCCCGAATTGTAGCCCACCAACGCGGTGGGCTTTTTGTTTTTTGTAATATGTAATATTGTTAATTGTAAGCCGAGTGTAAAATAGTTACTTATAATATAAGTGGGTTTTTACAAAGCCCGTCGATAGAATTTTATAAAAATAGTAGACACCTAGAAAACTAGGTAATAATATATAGCCGCAATGGGTGTTTTGCAGGGAAAGTGGCAACGTAAGTGGTAAAAATAATAGTACGCGTAAATTGATCTGGTGTAAGTGATAATATTTATTGGCTTAACAGCAACAGTGTTTTTAATTTTCACTAGACTTCGGATCTAGGTGTTGGGGGTTCGAGTCCCTCCGGGTGCGTTACTCTTTTTCCCGCAAAGCACTTACAACTTAACTCACAACCACAAAATAAGTGGTAAAAGTGGCAAGATAGGTGGTAAGAACATGGGGCGGGAAAGAACAGGGTCAGTGCGCATAACCAAAGACGGCAAAGTTTATGCACGAGTTACTTGGGTAGACGAAATAACAGGCAAGCGAAAACAAATACAACGAATAGCCGAAAATAGAACCCACGCTAAAGAACTTAAAAAACAAATACTCCGCGAATTAGACGATCACGGTGTTGATATACTAGAAGGCGACAAGATCACTTTTAACCAACTAGCCAATTACTACATTGATAATTACCTACAAAAACCTGAATATCTAGAAGGCCGTAAAGTTGCCGGGTTGCGTTCTTACGAAACTGCCCGGTTTCAATTTAAGCCAGCACAAGAATATTTTGGCAATAGACTAGTCAAAAGCATTAAATGGAGTGACATAGCGGCTTATAGGGTAACAAGACTAAAAACACCTACTAAAGATAAAAAGCAAAGATCAATAGCTACTGTTAACAGGGAACTAAATTATTTACGTCGTGCTTTACAAATAGCCAAGCAAGAAGGCTGGATAAAACAGAACCCGTTTACCCAAGGTGACTCTTTAATATCTGTCGCCGACGAGAAGAAAAGGCAAAGAATACTAAGCCGTGAAGAAGAGACATTATTATTAGAAGGCTGTACAGGCAGATCTAGTCACCTAAAACCAATATTAGTATGTGCTTTAGATACTGGAATGCGACAAGGTGAAATATTTAAGTTGGTGTGGCGTGACATTAATTGGGCTACTAGGCTTATTAATATTCGGGCGTTTAATACAAAAACGCTAACAGAGCGACAAGCCGCAATGACGACACGGCTCTATAATGAGTTGTGGGTTATGTGGTTGAAGAGTAAAGGCGTGCTAGATAGTAAGGTATTTGGGATAGATAACTGCAAGAAAGCATTTGGCACACTTCGCACTAATTGCGGCCTGCAAGACCTCCGTTTCCACGACCTACGCCACACCGCAGCAACGCGTATGATAGAGGCGGGCATTCCCTTGCAGCAAGTCGGGCGGATATTGGGACACACTCAAGCAAATACTACTTACCGCTATGTCAACGCGAACGCTGACACGGCAAAGCAAGTAGCACAAGCTTTGGATAATTGGCAGGAAAAAGATAAAAAGGAAGAAGAGAAGCGTGAGTTGGTTAATTAGTTGCCGTTTGCACACTATTATTTAAATGATACGTTTTTGTTCTCTTGCAATTAGCATGTCTATATCCTTTTGCATTCCCTCAAAGTAGTCTTCTGCGTCCCTATTCCACGGCACTATCGCCCCTTGGTACTCGCCGCTTGCCTTGTAAGCGTAGAAGCGGTTGCACCTAACACACAGCACTTTCCAGGTTTGCAAGCCGTTATACTTTTTGACAAATGCTAGGTCGTGGAAGCCGAAACAGTGGAAGAAGCGAAGTAAAGTGCGTATCATGCTTTCTCCTTCAGTATCAACTCGCCTTTTGCTTCAATTGGGCTATCTTCGTCATTTAATGCGTCCATAACAAAATTGATACAGCCATTTGCTATTACGAAAAAGTGTTTGCGCTCCATTGGTGTTAATTCGTGCCACTGCTTGCCGCTTTCAGGCGCACACGCTTCGTTATAGCCTTCTCGTATTACTTCGCTTAGGTTAAAACGAAGGCTCATTCCTTCACCGTCAATATTTAGTTCTGTTCGTGTTTCTGCCATAACCTACCCTCCTACAAAAATTTCTTGCCACCGCCAAGTACTTTCCCCAGCACCTTTGGCTCGACAATTTCTTTGACCCTATACTCGCTATTCCTTAAGTTTTGCAGCATTTTGAATGTGCGCGGCTTCTCCTCTACCCCTTGCTCAGCCCGCTCTAAGTCTCTGCGGCAGCTAGGGCAGTGCTTTGGAAAAGGTGACTGCCCTTTGTAATGGCATTTGGTAGCACAACGCACACATTTATAAATACCGTTGACGTGCTTTACTTCACTGCTTCGCGGAGTTGTTTTGCTGCGACAAATTTCACCGCTTGTTTGCTCGGTATCCTTATCCGTTGTTTTGTTTGTGGGTTTATGCCCATTTTGGCCTGACGAGTTACTAATTTGAAGCGTCCTATTTCCGGCAAGACGAATAGTCGGTTTTCCTTCGTCTCTGCTTGGACTATTGACGCTAATGCTACTAGCACTTTCTCTACTTCTATCTGTTTGAGTTTCGTTGCTGTTGATATGCACCTCAGTATTTGGTCTTTCTTCATGTATTTCATTGCTCTTTTTCTCCTTTTTCAAATTATAGTAATAGTTTCTTACTTCTGTTCCGCTATGGCTCTTACAAAAGCGTTGTTTGCCGCTATAAGGAGCATAGGGGTTGCCGCATATATCACAAATACGGCAAATTAAATTTTTCCGTATAAGGTAGTCGGTCATTTTGACCAGCGTGTTAAAACTACCTCGCCCGACTTCGTAGCGTCGCCCGTTCTCGTCGGTGCGGTAGAACACCCAGATATAAGACCTGTTGGCCAACCACCCACACTCGATAATAAGGCGAAAAGGTTTACTGTTTGTTACTGGCATTGCTTGCTTCCTTTGCTGTCTTATAGCCAAATATCCAATAGGGAAACCAATTACCGACATTTACGCCACCAAGTACGCAGCCTATTTCTATTGGCCTACCCAAAACAGACGACAATACGCACTCAAAATAAAGAACACTATTTCTTTCTAGGTTTTGCGCTTTGGCTTGTTCTTGACCTTGCTGCCATTTCTCATAATTCTGGAATTGCAATGTATCGCTATATTGGTAAGTTAAGTCGTCTGTTTCTTCGCCAAATAAATTTTGGGTGCGTCCATTTTTATAAAGTGGGCTACTGTAATGTGGCTCTGTTAACGGTCTATCTTTTTGCTCGTATCTCATAATTTCTCCAAATTCTCTATCTCTCGCGCTATATACCACGCGGCCTTCTTCAAGTCCTCTATTTGCTTAGCTCGGCGTTTATGTTTGTGCTTGTAGCGAGCTAAGTACTTGATAGCGTTGCCTATGTTGAAATTGCAACCCCAAGCCTCAATGGCTGTTATAGTTTCCAAACTCGAAGCGTTATAGTGGCTGGGGTGGTTCACTGTCTCTTGTTTCATTAGCGCTTGTTTCCTTCTTTGTTTGTATCGCAGCCAACGGCTTAATAATGGTCACGAATTGGCCACAGTTTTTGCAGCAGACGTCTACTCGCGCACCTTGGATAAAAGCTTCTTGGGCGTAAAGAGTGTCGTTTTCTTGGCAAAAGTCACAATTATTCTTTTTCCACTTTGTATCTATTATTTCTTGTGCCTTTATGAGTAGTGCTTTGTTATAGTTATTAATTGTTTTAGTTGCTACTGCTAAAGCTAGCCAAGCATTGCCACTAAGGTCGGCTTCACCTAATATTTTTATAGCTATATCTTCTATTGCTTTTTGTATTTCTTCTGGTGTCATGCTGCTTTCTTCACCTTCCTTTGATATTTCCTGACTGGAGTTTTTAACGCTTTCTCCAACGGCCACTTATACGTATAAATTCTCTGGGTTAATACTTGACAGTTTATTTTGTGTATTCGAGCTAATTCTTTTAAGCTGACAGCCTTACTGCCATAAAGGAAACGCCCGGTAGGCTTACGGGTTGGTAAACGCTTTGTTGGGTCTGTGTTCTTATCTAGTCTGTACCTAATTGTTTGTGCAGAAACCTTAACCGCTTTAGCAAGTTGCGCGCGGCTTTTATACGTTCTTCCTTTGTAGGTAATAGGCTTGCCGGATAAATTGCCCGGCTGCATTGCCTGTTCTAGAGACATTTTCGACCTACTAAAGCGGCGAGAAAGCGTAGACGCAGTTATCCCTAGTTCATTAGCCCAAGCAAGCATATTTTGAGTCTTGCCGTTGTAAGTAATTAACTTTTCGCTGTTTTTATTTCCTTTATGCTTGTAGCTCATTTCTCGTTATCCTTCCTTATCACGTCTAATATTTCCTCGGTCGTGTGGGCAACGTGTACCTGACCCCGCCAAGCCTCGTGCCATTCCTTTTCCAACTTGGTCAATTGCCGGTTGCTAGGCGGTTGCGACAGGTCTTTTATTCCCAATTGGGAATAAGTCGCTTAATTTGACCTTTTAGTTTTTTGTATAGAACTTGGTCAATTACAATTATTTTTATTTCTGGGTAATATTTAGCCATCCGTCTTAGTTTCGTTGCGCTTTCTGGGTTCATCCAGCCTTTTACCTCGTGGTACTCAACAGAACCATCTAAATTAGTAACCTTGAAGTCGGGAGTATAAAAACGGTTTCCTTTTTTAATTGTCTTAAATTCAAAGGTTTCTGGTTCGTATTCCCATTTTAATATTTGCTTTTGACTAATAAGCCAATTAAGATACCTAGCATAATTAGCTTCCCATCGACTGCGCACAAATAAACCATTAAGGTCTGCTCGTTTGCCCGCCTTACCTCTACTTAAGCCAGTCAATTTTTCCATAAATTGCGGCATATTGTTGCGTTGAAAGCAATGAGGGGAACAATACAACCTGTTAGGTGTATAAGACTTAAACTGCGTGTTACAGCCAATGCAAATTTTCTGACCTGCATTTCTATAATTAGGGTTATTTTCTCCCACTAGGCGGTTTTTATAGTCTTCTGCTGCACATAAACGACTACAGTAAAAGGTTATGTCATAATGACTAGGTTTTATCTGGAACACTTTTTGACAAAACAAACAAGACTTTTCGCGGTAATTAAACTTTATCCTACATTGCATAGAGCAAAAGTTAGGGCTATTAAAAGACTTGAAAGGCTTGCCGCATCCACGACAATTTAACTTCATACCTTGAAAATTTACATTTTGATATGCTTCTTGACAGGTTTTATTGCAAAAATTAGTAGCACCAACCTGTGAAGCGCTAACACGAATTTCTTTACTGCAATAGCTACAACTCTTTATAACTTGCCCTTTGCGCTTAACAACCAACATACATGCTCTTGAGCAATGTATTCGCATAACCCCTTTATGACATCTTGCGTTAAAAACCTTTAAGCATCCCGGGCAAGTTTGCTTGTGCTGAGTAGTTCCCCTATAACAAACCATAGAACAATAAACTTTTTTATCAAAGTGGCTAGGTTTGACATAAAACACCTTCTCGCAATGTTTACAAGCTTTTTCGCTCATTACCCCACCTCGCCCTCAATAATAAATTGCTTGCGAAATGCCAGTGCAGCCTTGCAAATAGCTAGCGGTGCGCTTTCGTCTTTACAGCTTGCCGCGCCTTTAGTCCCAACAAAAGAAGCCATAAAGCCGCCTTTGTCTTTCGCTATTAAGTCAAAATAGGTTTCTGTGCCTTCTAGTACTTTTGTCACGACCACGAATGCCGCGTTTAAGTCGGTCGAGTAGTCCGGGCAACTCCAGTCGTCACTATCAATATATTTAACTGTGCCTTTGTCGAAGTCGCCGCGATAGTCGCGTATATCCTCGCCACAACCTTTGCATATTTCTTCCTGTGCGAAGTCTAGAATTGTTTCCCAGTGTGGGCACTCATTAAAGAATTCTTTGCTTATCAACCCGTCTAGCTCACGCCCTGCTATCAGTTTGTCAATATTTATATCTGCTAAGTTCTTCATTCCTTTACCTCTTTCCTGACGTGAAACTTGGTATCTAGCGGCAAAAATACGTCGGCCTCCCCGTAGTGCATTTGACCGTCTTTCGTCTTGGCTACTAGTTTATGCCTAACCGATAACCAGTTTTGTTTTGATAGCTTACGCACTTTAATTACTTCTATTTCTTCGCTGTCGGCAAAGCAATAAACCTTGTACTTGGGCAAATAATTCTTGTCTTTGCGTTGCGCTAGCTTTAGCTCTTGCACGTCCTTGTATGTCCAGTTATCTTTTATGGCCATTGCCTTACCTCGTTCCTTGCCTTCTCAACGCACTCGCGGCAAGCTTTTCCGTGCAACGAAGCACACCCGTAAGAAAAGCACGGCCATAAACGAGCGCATTCAAAACAAAAATGGTAGTGTGTTGGATACATTTACCCCTCCAGCGCTCCAATTTCCAGCCTAGTCAGGCTAGAGTCGATAATATCTACGCTGTGCAGTTATCTAAACTATAAATATTTGACCTGCTTCTAAACGGCTCACCAAACACACCAGCACTTTGCAAAACTATGTCTTGCTGGTAAATACCCAGGCTAACTTCGTCTAGAATTTTGTTTATATCCATTTTGTTACCCCTCCATACCCGTCGCGCACGGCTTCGGGAATTCTGCATACCTTTGACCGTCTAGTATCGGCAAGCTAACTTTCTTGCCCTTCTCGTCTAGCTTTTGCTTGTAAAAGAAAGCCACGTTTGCGGCTTGGCATTGCTGTTGAAGCGACCTAGCCCAGTTCTCTTGCATAGGTCGTGCTTTATAGCCAGACTCGCCACCAGCAATAACCCAGCGAAGTTTAGGACAAGTGCAATTAGTACTTGTTGCCCAACTCATAGGCTCGTCTTTTCGTGGATAGCTCTTGCAAAAGATAGAGTGACAGAAAAACCGTGCTATCTTTATTTCTTGTAGTAGTGGCTCGCAACTAAGAAAACCTATAAGGTGTGGGTTATCTGCAAGCCCAAGTAAGTCTAATAATGGTGGTATTCTCTTATCCGCTTGCTCTTGGTTTTCGACGCTTACACCTATCCAGCAATTTTCCACAATGCTTAATATGTCGTAATGTCTGCAATTGGTAGAGTCAGCCCACTCTAAAAGCCTATCTGGTCTTTTAGTAAGTATTATGTATGTGTGCCAGTTGTACCGTTGTATTGCGTAAAACACGTCGTCAATAAATTCAAAAGGCACGCTTGGGTGAAACAAGTCGCTTTGACTGTTAACAAAAATACGTTTTGGTGTTTTCCATTCACCAGGAATGTACAGTCGTTTAGTTATGCACTTTACTTCGCCTGTCCACTCTAAATTGCCTCCTGGTTTCTTTTCGACTAACCCACTATAAACGTTTGATAGTTTTGGGTTAGGGTTGTGTGCCATTCGCCAAGCGTCCTTAATGGCATAGCACCGAGAACAGCCCGTACTCACCTTAGAACAGCCGACAACTGGGTTCCACGTTGCGCCCGGTGTACCGTCGTCACTTTTAGTCCATTCAATACTACTTTCTGTAGCCATACCTTATCCCCCAAGGGAGCCGCAGCCCCCTAGTAATTCACCACCACGAGTAACTCCGGCAACTTCTCGCCCACCAACGCCTTAAAGTCACTAATTTCGTCGCTTACGGCTTGCGCTATGACGTTGTCTTTGTCCGGCCAAACAAGGCTAAATTCCAAAACGGGCTTATCTTTACTAGTATTTAGACAAGAGTCTATTTCTAGTTCGACCTCATAAAACCTCGAACTATCTCTAGTAAACTGCACTTTAAGGTTGAGTGTAGCGGGCAACGCGGTTTTGTTAGTGCCACCACCAGCGCGGCTATATTCAACACCCATTGATAGACCTGCTTTGCCTTCTTCAAAAACAGGGCTACTACTAACGGTTGTTTTCTCGTCAAAAGTGACCTTCCTATAAGAGCGCATAAACTCGTGATAGTCCTGGGCAAAGGAAGGACGCAAACCTTGAAAGACGCGAAGTAGGTCGGCGTGAGATAGTCGTTTGTTTAGCTTTTCAAGCAAATACTTCCATTGTGGGGAGTTTTCGCGGCTATAAATAATTTTATCTTGCTTATTAGCTTCGTCTTCGAGATAGCAAGTTGCGCGGTTTTCGCTAAACACTACCGTGGTGCTTAAACCGTTGTCGTCCATTAAGTTGTTGCGTTGTTGTTCTTTTAATAAATAGGTGGCAAAACTTTCTATATTGGACACTTCACGCTCAAAGATAGGAATATGCACCTTTTTGTATTGTTGGTCACGGTCACAATACATATATTGACCGTCTGTAAGTGTTGGTATTAAAGGGTCTCTGTTTAGCTGTAATAGTCGGTCAAGTAACTCTTTCAACATTGGTCGTTATCTCCTTACATGTTTACATTGTCGTCGCCGTCAAAGCCGTCGAGTTTGGGTTGATAGGGGTCTTCAAAGAAAGTCTCGCCCTTAGCGTTACGGTAAATGGTTACACCTGTAGTAACACCTTTGGCCATTTTCTCGGCTAGTTTGGCGGTTACTTCAGCTTTTCCTTGCTCTTGCTTCTTCACCGAGATAGTTAGGGTAAGAACGCTTTCCTTACCATATTGCTCGGTTGCAGTGTGGGCTTCACTGATAGCCACGTCTAACGCGTCATTTAGCCACTGGGCGCGGCCATTGCGGGACACTTCTATATTGCTAACAATTTCCTGAAAGCCTATTACAGGGTTTTCTATATTTCTCTGTTCTCTTTTACGTCTAGCACTCATTAGTCTTTCCTCCTGAATAAATAAGTTCTTGTGCCTTTTTATCTATTTCAAGGCCGAACTGTAGGCGTTCGGCACAATTGCCTAACAATTCGCCATTAGCAGCAAACAAAGGGAAGAGAGGGCAATTAAGCCTTAGCCTATGGCAACCTTTTGTTTCTAAACATTCTTGTAATGTAAACTGTAGTGGGGTCTCTTCTTTCCAGTGAGTTACCTGATCGCCTTCTCTTTTCCCTTTTATTTGGTACAGCATTGGTTTCTCCTACTTGCACAACTCATAGTGCTGTTGTTTCGCTTTTAGTAACTCTTCTAGGTCGCCTATAGTTAGGTCGTCCAAATGAGGCAAGGCACGTACCTTCTTATCTTTCTCATAGATAGCGGCTTGCAAGTCCCTTATTTCGCTGCATAGTTTGTTGCGCTCATGTTCGTCCGTTGCGGGTTCGGACTCTTCAATAGCCGTGTCAACGGGTATATCTGCACTTGTTAGTTGTGTTTGTTGTTGGCGCAAGCTAGCAGGACTGGTTAGTCCTGGTTGTGCTAGCTGTATTGGTGTTGGTTGTCCTTGATAAACAACTTGGTTAACTTCATCGTCAGCCTGCATAGCACGTTGTATATTATGAAAATTGCCTGTCATTGGTAGAAGCTTACAGAGACGTTTAATAGCACTCTTCTTAGCCATTTCTTCATAATGTTTAGTCCAAGTAGTGCCATTAGCTGACTGAGAGCAAGAACGAATTTTCTCTATTTGCTCTTTGCTAAGAACAACTTGCTTGTTGAGTCCATTACTAAGTTTAGCAATAGCATAAACGGCTATAACTTCGCCGCGCCTATCGTCAAAGTTTGGCTCGTGCTGAATATCGGGACGACTGCCAAGTTGTACCTTAAAAACCTCGCCTTTATGGACAGTTTCGGCATAAATATCAACAACATAGCCAGTTTGTAAGGCTAGATAGACGTATCCTCTATAACTAGGCATAAACTTAACTTCACCCTTGTAAGGTACTAGATAGGCTAGTTGTAGTGCATTAACGGGCAGACCTACGGTAGCTGCTTGGTAGGCTGCCATAGCTATAGAGTCAGGGGCGCACCTTTGTAAAGCTTCTGTGGTGCTGACGGTGGCTATTACGCTACTTATAGCCTGCTCAACGTCGCTACCTTTAGGCAACGCTTGCGTAAATTTCTCTTTCATTTTCCATAGCGCGGTTGATACTCGTGTTAAAAACTTCTCTGGTTGTGCTATTTGGTTGTTTTGCTGTGTTTGTAGTGCTGTAGTTGACATTTCCTGTTTCCTCCTCTGTTGTCCAAGTTGGTTGTGCATAAGGTACTAGTTTGCCAGTGACCCAGCTTGGTACTAGTAGCCAAAATATGCCGTTGTTACCATTTTTCTTGACTCGTGCATTAATACCGAGTGCAAGCAGGTGTTTAGCCGCGTCAAGTATATTTGTTTCATATCCAGTGTAGAGCCAATAAGCAGGTGACTCTCTGTCAAGGTTTTGGCATTTGCAGCCGTCTATTGCTGGAGCGAGTAAGCTATTCTGTAAGACCAAGTCTTTCTTGCGGGCTTCTATGGCGGCTTGCTCTTGGTGCTTACGGTTTAAGGCTGTCATAGCGTCGCATAGCTCGCTTGTACCCATATTCAGCCGTGCGGCTATTTCTTTGCCTGTTAAGCCTTCGTCTATTAGCTGAGAAATTGCTTTTTCGAGTTTGGTTAGCCGCATTGGTGTATCTCCTATGCTAAAACTATGTCGGTGGTTGTTAAGCCCAAGTTGATAGCAAGCTTGGTTAGTTGGGCGATATTCCTTAGCCGTGTTTTCTTGTAAATGTTTTCCTTGTGGGCTTCGACGGTTTTATGGCTAATGCCTAGTTTCTCGCCTGCCTTCTTGCTGGTTAGCCCATTAGCGAGTTCGGTTAATACTTGTTTTTCTCGTGTGGTTAATTCGTTATTTACGTTAGACATTTTCGTACCCCATTTTTTCTAAGCGGCGAGTTATTTCGCGCTCTGCTGGCTGGTTACGGTCGCGCTTATCTATCTCGCTTTGTGTTTGTGGTGGTGGTAGAGTTGGGCTGGTAAAGCTCTCAGCTATGCGCTGTGTAACCTGCTTGCCCTTCTGTACCATTAAATAAACAACCTTTTTAGTATTCATTATTGTTTTTCGCTTTCTTCAACGCTGTTTCCTTTAGCGTCGATATACATTTGTAGAACTGTTGTTAGTCCCATTTGCAACACACGCAACCTAGTTGCTTCTAGGTCGTGCTTCTCATACTCGGCTGGCTTGCCAAGCGTAGCGCCTGCTAAGTCGCGGTAACTGTCGGCTTTCTTGCCAATAACTTTGTTTAGCTGGGTCAAGGTAGCTTCTACACCCTCAAGCCAAACGATAGCGTCTAGTTGCGCAAAAGTGGTGTATTCGGCGTTGGCGGCTCTAATTTCTTCCTGCTTAGTTGTGTATGCCATTACTCAACCCCCATTAACTCTTCTTCTTCCTTGCAGTCCACACAGATAACTCTTCTAATATCTGGCAACCAGTAGCCTTGCTCGCCTTTTTCAAGGTCATAGCCGCAGAAATGGCAAGCGTTGTCATACTTCAACTCGATAAGCCTTGGTTTGTCGGTACTAGTTTTTAGCTTCATGCTGCCTCACTTTCTTGTTTCTCTTGCTCGTCTTGCTCCCATTCGTCTAAGTCCCAGAATTGCACGACTGGAGCGGGTTCTTGCTTGGGTTCGCCAAGTTCGGCGCGTGCTTCGTCAGCTATCGCGCCTATTGCTCGGCGTACTAGGAGGAAATTGTCGGCTTGTTGCTTGAGTGACATAACGCGCTCCTTAGTAAGTCGCAATTTCTTGTTCGGTGTCAGCCATTGAAGCAATAAGTTGCGCTTGGGCTTCTTCCTTAGTTATGGCTGGTAGTTTGGCAATGCGTTCAACGTGACCAACAGGCACAGTTAATTGCCACATGTTTGCTGTATGGCTAAGCATAGCGGCTGGTATGTTGTTAACTCGGCACTGCTGCCACGCTGCTTTCACTTCTTCGCGACTACCAAAGTAAAGTGCGTCGTTAAAACGCAACGCCCATTTAAGGTCACGACCGGGAAACTCAGGAACGGTTGTATCTGACATAAGCACCTCTTGAGACGAAATTATCCTAGACCTAGTGGTAGGTAGGGTAAGAGTTTGGACTTTGTATTAATTGAGACTAGTTAATAAGTTTTGAGAAAGTTACTGATCAATATTAAAGAGTTTGCACCCTTGAGCTAAGTACTCCTGTATTAATTGTTTTTCCCGACGCTGAGCATAACGCTTGTAAGTATCTAATTTTTCTAAAATAACTAAATTAGGAACAAGACCTTGCTCGGATAAACTTTTCGTCCATTGCCCTTTTGGGGTTGGCTTAAAACGATCGTCTAAATGTTTTATGTATCGCTCGGCTATAGAGCTTGTTATACCCACGTATCTAACTTCGTTTGTAGTAGGATCTAATAAAACGTAAATATAATAAGCGCGGAAATTAGGAAACTTTTGAAGGTTAAGGTAATGCCTAACTACCACCTTTTGGCCGTTGATCATTCCAACTATTTTTGCACGTTGTCCCATTACTACCTCACGAAAACAAACTAAAGTTTACTTGCTAATGAATAGTATTATACAGTGCTGACGCGGTACGAACAAGTCAAAAATGCAGGAAAATAATAAATTTTATACTTGACAGTGCCTTGTATGCGCTGTATTCTCTTATTCGTTTTTCGGCTTAACGGGTATTGGTATGTTAATGGCGAATTCTTTTTCTACTTGTTCTTTTAGTAGGAAAAGTCTACCAACAGCTTCACCGCTTTTCTCACGGTCTTCTTGGTATCGCCACGCCTGATAGGTTGTTAAGTGGACTCCCAAAAGTTCAGACATTTGACGTTGGTTATAGCCTTTAAGCTTTTCTATACGCTTACAAAGCTCAACTACGTCAACACTAGGCAGGGTTTGCATTGTGTCGGCTTTTTTCTGGGGCATTGTGCGAGTATAGTCTAACGTTTTTTCTTTTGTCTTTACTTTTTCCATATTCACCTCTAAACCTTATGGTTGCGCTGTTTGACAACTAAATATTGCTCCTTTTCGATCTGCTAAGCAACACCTTTACTTTCTACAATGATAAGTGGTAGGCTTTCGAACCCACTAGCTAAGTACCAACTAACAGTAAATAGCTACTCGCCGACCGAACACGTACCACGCCGGTCTTTCTCCGGCTCGCTCATAAACGGGCTAATAAGTGTCTGCGACACACTCAACCGTCCTTAAGTTGAATACTGTTAAGCCGCTTTCCTGTGCAACCCCTGACGCTGCTTAATTTGCTGCATTCCTGCGACTATCAAGAAACTTGATATTAAGCTATTTGCGTCTAGCGGGTTTCTAAACATTCGCATTAGCTCTTGCTGGTGGTAGGCTTTCCCGCCTTTGAAGCGTTTCTTGCCGGGGTGCTTTGGCTTGAATTCCTTGCCATTGTTGCGGCAATACTGCCTTTGATACGTGCGTAACATATTGCTCATGTATTATTGCTCCTTAGAAAATGGTCTGCGTCGCGGCCTGCTTGCTAATTTGCTATTTGACAATTAAGGAGAACAAGAAAAGGGCGGCGACACAAACTTAACTTGAAAAGTGGGTGGCTGACTTACCACCCTAATAAGTGCTGAAAATATGCACTTAGCTCAAATTGCAGGGGTGGGAGTTGAACACCACAATGTCATTAAAGACCGAAGCTTATGAGACTTCGCAGCCTACCGAGGCTCGTCCCTGCGTTAAAACCGTTTATAACCATATCTGTACTTGCGCTTATTTCTATGTCCTAAATGGTAGCCGTGACAGAAGCGGCATTTGTAAACCCGCAACTTGTCGCCTTTGTTAGCTATAATGCTTACTTGCACCGCCCGCGCTTCCTCGTGCGAGTCGTGGCGTATCTTGCGCTTGCAGCTTATCCAGCGTCGGTTGATAGGGCGGCGGTTGCGTTTCATATAAAAGTTATTAAGAAATGGTTAATATTCGCGGAAATTTACGAGTTTTTCCGGGTTTATGTTATTTTTGCGTTAAAAAATTCGTCCCATGTTATAGGGGGTATTCTGCCCGCCCATTCTTGAAAAAGAAGCAGTAGCGGCGGTAAGCAAGTACTGCTCAAGTACGACATAACAGAAAGCGAATAAATTATGAGAGCTAAAGTTATTGCAGGTAACGTTACAGGTGACCCAGAAAAACACAAAAACAGTCTTGAAAAACTACTGAACGAATGGTTAGCCACAGCAAAAGACATTAAGGAAATTAAATATGTGCAATTTTCTGACTATTCCAGTAATGGAGTAGGACATTGTGCAGTAGTAGTTTTCTATGAAGAGTTACCCACCTAACGCGGTGTCAATGTCGGTTTTTATGTTTTGTAGTGCCTGCGCAATTGCTTCTAATTGTCGCTCGGTGGAATGAAACGTATATGCGTTAAACATTTCCTGAACCGCTTTAGCATTGTGGTTAAGTGCATGGATAAAAAATTCTAAGTTGCTGGGCAGTATGACTTTTTGTGTTTGCGGTGTATCGCTCATATATACCTCATTTAATGGAGTTGTGAATTATGCGAATTTTAATAAGTCTTTTATTTATAATGTGTTTGTGTGTAAGCGCGTTTGCCCAAAAGGATACGCCAGAAATAATAGACAACAGGATAATACTTACTCCTGAAATATCGCCTTCGGCTATACCTAACAATGCGGCGGCTTTACCAATTACTACTACTCTAAGTTTTACTAATACGAACCCTAACTCAAACTCATTTATTCAAGAAAAGGATGCTTTTCGGGTTATCGGAGACGGACGTATTATACAGGCGATGGGTATTGATAGTAGAGTAATAGTAAACTCTAGCAATTTCTCTAGTAGAAATTTTCAATTGACTCAAAATGGGGCTTTGGAATTTACACTTACTTATCTAGGACGACCAGCAGTTTTTGCCCCGGGTGATACTATCTCATTAAGGTTACACCTTGTACCGCAGCTTGTGACTGGGGCAGGAAACTTTACTTTTGAAGTAATAAGTAATTCTTTAGCTTATAATACACCTAAACAATTCGTAAGGCTAACACTTGACTTACCTAATGCACTGAATACTTCTCCAGTGCAAATATTTAGGTTAACCCCGTCAGGCACTTCTTGTGTTTTAACGATACCCAATGAAAACAACCAACAAGGTTTGTTTCGTCTACCAGAAGCACATTTGCCTTTTACTGTAGACCGTCCTAGCAGGTGTCTTGTCTTTGCAACACTAGCGGTAACTTCTAACAATGCTGTGGTAGAAACTTATTCTATTGCTCCTACGATATTTTTTGACGGACAACCGCTACAGTCTTTGCCACCCCAAGAAGTTACCACTGCCATAAACGGCTTAAGAAAAAATGTGTCGGGAAACACTGTTATATTTGTTTTAGAACCAGGAGCGCACACCATAGAACTTGGAGGCCGAATAGACCGACCCGGAGCTTGTTTTGAGTACGAACTAATAGTTGTTATATTTTAGGAGTAAGACATGTCCCGTAAACAAACTGTAGTAGCTATTATTGCTTCCCTTATTGGCTTGCTTTGCTTCTTAATGCTCTACAAAGGCTTTAGCTTAGGAGAGTCTATAGCAATGCTTATTATTGCTCCTATATTCGGAGCTATTGCGGCTATGCCATACCTTATACACCATTTTGGTTATATAGGTATCAAAAAACTAGCTAACGCTATTAGAAGACGACTAGGAATACCCGAGCAAAAATAAAAAACAGCAATAATTTATTAAACCGTGTTGTACTATAACAAATACATTTTCTCGGGTTGTAGAAAAACTAGTATTAGAATTAATTGCAACAAAAACTAGCTTTGGTTGTTTGAATTTCTCATGTTGTGGAATATAAACTGACCGTTCTTAGTAGTCCTTGAGTGGAAAGGGAAGTTTGACTCCTTTTTCAGCCTCAAGGTATCGAGCAAAACGAACTAGTTTTATGGCTGCCTGTGCGTCTGGTTCTCTTAAGCCTTTGCGCCAAGTGTAGTAAGACTTAAGACTAATTTTTAATAACTCAGCAATTTCTTTGGGTGTTAGCTCACTAACGCGCTCTATATCTAAGCAGAACTGAGCCAGGTCAACCTCAGCGTCGAAATTCAACTTACCCATTGTTGGCTAGGCACTATACCTAACTTATAGCTCTTTGAAAAGGCAAAATAGCAAAATTACGTAAAAATATTTTTAATATCTTGACGGCCTAGTGTAATTCGCCTATATTTACCATATAAAAATAAAGGTCAAATATAGGTTAAAAACATTACAAAAATAACCGTATTTAGGCCGAATAACACCAACGAGAGTATATAACCGGGCTAAACTTCTTTTGCTGCTATTTTACTGCGGTTAGCTCTCCTTTTTGTCTAAAAAGAATTATGAGATAGAGAAAATATTAAGTTGTCAAAAAACTTGCTCATAAGAGCGAGAAAGGCATTCTTGTTAATGATAAATACGCACAGTTACCATAACTATCGAAACCGATCCTTCCATTTGCCGAGTACGACAATAGGCATATGGTTGCAGCGAGCAAGCTCAAACTGTCGTGCTGATATATCATTAAAAGGAACAAAATAGCGTGTATAAAAAGAGTACTTTTTTTCTTAATGGCTGTCAAGATCATTTTAGCTGTATATAGCGTTTTTCTCTTTACAACTTTGAAGAATTAAAGTACTTTTTTTAATGGAATAACCAAAAGGAGTGTCAAAAATTGTTGACTAGTGATAATAACCAAGATAACCTAGGTAGTGCAAAACAGTACCTTTTTCATAAACATAAAAGGGCATTGTTTGAAAAACTAATGGAATTGGTTAATTTTATGTCAAACAAAACAGATACTGACCCGAAGGAACTAGAGATAGAAGATGACCTAAGCGAGAGCGAGATAGCGGACATTCTCGAAGATGAAAAGAAAAAACCTTGGCACTGTTATCATTGTGGCCATAGCATGAGGACTCAAGACTGGACAAACCCAGAACCCCCCGAAAAATGCAGAAAGTGTGGCCGCTCAGACTATAAAAAGATAAAGTACTTAGGAAAGCATGATCCAAAGTGTCCTCGCTGCAGACATAAATTAAGAAAGCTCAAAGAAGAAGTAGCAGATGTTCCAGGCTTGAGTTAGGCATTTTTCTAGTATTTTTCGCTAAGTAAAAAAGTATTCTCCTTTTTGTATTCCCTTCTCTTAACTCATTGTATAACGAAATAACGGATATTGAATATGAAACTAGAACAACCTTCTGCTTCAACACCATGTCCAGCAGCTAAAAAGCCGGAAGTGTACGCTAGTGCTTGCCTAGGTCTTCTCGACGACAAGAAAAAACAAAAACTATGGCACCACTGCGTAGAAGAGTGCGATGAATGCATGCAGCTTTGGCTTGAAGTAACTGAGTTAATTCAACAGTTAAAAATAACTGAGCTTGTTAGCTGTATGAAAGCACTAGAAGATAAAAAACAACAAGCACAGTTAGCGTTGAACGCAGAGATACAAGAAATTCGTCAGATATGTACACAAACAGAGCAAAGAGTAAGCAAACTAGAAGAAAGCCAAAACCAAGTATATCAAATATCGAAAGAAACAGTAAAAGGCTTAGATAAGCTTACTTTTTTTATGATCGTATTATCTCTGTTAGTCGCGGCATTTATTACTGTTGCCGTTTATGATAAATTAAATTTACCTAAGGAAGTAAATAACTATACGCTTCCAACTTTTATTAATAGTCAAAATTTATATCAACAATTAGATAGCTTTATTGATCAATATCTTCTTACTCGAAATATTAAATATTTAGATCAAGCTGACACAGTTGCATATCAAATAGCACTCAAGGGGGATCAGTTTGGCGTTGGTCTAGTAAAGTATTACAGAACCGCACCAGATAACTTTTTAAATGACTTGGCAGAATACAGAAAAGAAATGAATTTACTTGTTAACTTACCCAACGGTGATCAATACGCCAGCAGACTAGAAAAAGCGCGGACACTTCACACAGGTTTTATATCTACTAGCAATGTGTTGGAAGCTTATAAAGTAAATACCTTAATAGCAAAATTAGAAGCTAAGTTATTTAACCACGAGAAAGCTAATATTATTATTGATGAAGGTTTAGCATTTGCGAGATCTAATAAATACTTAATATTACAAGTTGAATTTTTGACTTGGCGGGCAAAAATTTTAACTTTAAGAGGTAAACCCGAAAACGCAATAAGCGCCTTACAAGAAGTTATCGCATTAGGAGAAAAATTATCCTTAGAAGAAATTACTATTACGGCTACTATGTCGCTTGCCGGAACATATCAAAACAACAACGAAGACAGAAAAAATTTAGAATTAACTAGTAGCATGTTAAGTAAAAATATTATTAATTTAGAATTTCGCGTTGCTTTTAACCAAACAGCGGGGCTTTCAGCATACAAGCTTGGTTATCAGGATCTTGCCTATAGCTACTTGCGCGAAGCACTAAGACTCGCAGAAACAACTAATAATAACGCCTTACTAAGTAGTTGTTATACTACTCTTGGCTTAATAGAAACTACCGCCAAACGTTTCGATCAAGCTAGTCTAGCTTATCAAAGTGCTATAGAAAATGCTTTAAAAATACAAGACAAAAACCCAAGAAATTATGCTTTGTCGATAGTACGTGGGCAGCAGGCAAAAACCGCGTTGACTCTTGGCAACTATCAGGATGCTGCTAGGTTATATGATGAAACATTAGCACTTATGGATAACTTAGAAATAAAACTAAACCTTCAAATGGCAGAATTAAACGATGGTTTAGCAATAGCTTTGAAAAATTTAGGACAGCAGGATAGAGCAAAAAGCTACAAAGTTGCCGCAGAACAATACTTGGTTTTAGCTCGACACGCTAATGAACAACAAAACTGCATAATGTCTTTTCTGCCGTCCGCTTGCGAATTATTTAATAACTGACTTGCTTAGCCCTACTGGGCCGCAAACCATAGGAGGCGGAAAATAATTAGCCTTCTTCACGATAACAGGCACAAACTGAGTAACAGGCGTTCTAAAAGCGTCATAGTAGAAAAGAAAATGGTTCATATCAGCATGATCGGGCGGCGGCAAATTAGTAATAGCAACTTGGTAAGTCACGCCGCTTTCATAAGGCAGGCTAATAGGTTTATCAAGCCCGCTAATAGTGAGCGTGGCACCTGGTTGCAACTCGACACGTGCAGCAGGGGCGGCGATACGGCGGTTAAATTCGCTCTGAATAGTGCCAGCCTGGAAAGTATATTTTTCTTTGCTCAAGTTGGTTGCGTGGAAAGTACCTGTGAGGAAGTGTACCTTAGCAAAGAGCTTACTCTCTTTCAAGTAGAGTTGCTTTTGAAACAAGTCGCTTTCAAGGTCGAGCGTCCAGCGAAAGTCGGTCGCGTCCTTCGCCATATCGGCGGAGTAGTAGCGAGTAGGCTTAAGGCTAGTGTTAGGCGTACTAATGCTAAGGGTTTTGTTTTTCAGCATTTCGGCGGTGATACTGGCTACTGTGGTAGTTTTGCCGCGCTCGGTGCGCTTAATTTCAATATTAGGTGTATGGTGGGCAACGTCAAGAATGCCGTCGCTCACACGGCTGCTATCGCCAAAGCACAATGCCTGCAAGCCGTCGAACTCAAAGTTAACCGTGCTAGTCGTATTGCTAGCAATATTGGACGTAGTAGCCGCAAAAAGGCACACTACGGCCATAAAAAAAACTATCAACAATTTTTTCATAGACTATCTCCGTTATCTGTTTAGTTGTGGTATCCATAACCTAGCATAATAACGGCCAATAAACAAAACACAAAATTAACCTAAGTATTTACAAGAGGTTAGCGTAATAGGCATTTAAAACAATTCTAATAGGAGCCACATGGAACCACTTTCACTAGCAGAACTTGCTTACCAAGCATACGGCGCAGTAACCGACTTTAAGAACTTTCGCGGCGAACCAATGCCAGAGTTTCGGGACTTGCCTGAAACAATACAGAAGGCATGGGAAGCTGCTACAAGAATAGTCTACCAAGCAGCCGAACCAAAACCAGAAACTATGCTAACCAGTTATGAAAATTAGAGTCAGCACTGGAAGGACAAAAGAAAGCGTTTCCAGCAGTAGGTAGAGAAATAGCTGTAGCAGTTACAAATTTACAGACAAGTAAACTTTGGTTTGCTGACGCTTTAAATAAACTAGGCGCGGTTTTACCAGAAGTATAAAGGCAGTAGTTAAAGCCCCTGTTGCCAAACTTTCCGAGGGTGTGCCAGCAGGGGCACCACATAAACAGAATAGACACATTAGGTGCGCGTCACTGGCGCAACGCCCTAAGTGTTTTCACAGGCGGAAGGATAGCACAACATGGGAAAGAAAAAGAAGAAAAAAGACGCAGCAGAGGCGAAAAATGACAATATAGCACTTCCAAAACTCACCAAAATATCAGTTACAACGGAAGGCTTAGCCAAAGACCTAATAAACGTTTTAAACAAAATAGCCTCAATACCAAACGACGCTAAAGCAGCCGTATACACAACTTTTCACGAACTACTATACGGTGGACTAGCCAAAAACGCAATGGGAACCACATTAGACCAATGGTTGGATATGGGGCACGAATTATCAGCCTATGCCCTAGTAACTAACACGATAGCTACCGAAATTAACGTGCTGTTAAAAGTAGCAAAACTAGAACCCGAACCACAAGAAAACCTACCCACGCCAATTGCACAAGTCAAAGGCACGACAGCAAACCAGTAACCCAATTAAGAGAAAGGCGAGTGAGCGACATGGCAGAGCAACAATTACATTTATATCCAAACACTTTTCAAGTACATAACAGCTACGTAGACGACTGCTTACACCTACTAGACGGCAATGAGTTAAAAGTATTGCTTTATACAATTAGGTTAATAGTAGGTTTTAACAAGCGCGTTGACCATATCAGCCTTAGCCAGTTTGAACACGGGCGAACTACAGAAGACGGAAGCAAGAGACTAGACCACGGCACCGGGTTAAGTCGCGAGACTATTGTTAGAGCATTAGGCGAGTTAAAGAAATACGGCCTTATAGTTGAAATTGCTACAAGCGAAAAAGCTAAAAGAAAATTAGGTGCCTGCTATACCTTGCAATTTGACGGGTTAAAGGTCGATGTAGCGGGGCTAGAAAAACGCTTCAACGATCGTCTTGAACAAAACAGAAAAAATACTGATAAGGCAAGAAAACAAAAACAGTCTGTTCAACAGACCAAGGTAGTCTGTCTAACAGACCAAGGTAGTCTGCCTAACAGACCGATCCTAGTCTGTTCAACAGACACACAAAACCCAGTAGAAACCCAGAAAGAAAATATACATGTCGAACCTTCGTTCGACGGGGATAGTTTAGCTGAAAAAATTCCAAAAGAAGCGAACCAACTTAACCAGCAAAAAGCAGGAGAGAAACAGCCGACTGAAACTAGTACTAAGCCTAAAACTAAACCACGCAACAAAGGAAACTTTAAACCCGCGCCGGAATATGCTGAACAAGTTAACCAAATATTTGAATTTTGGAAAACCGAAATGAGGCACCCACAAGCCATATTAAGCCCTGAACGTGGTAGTTTAATACAACGTAGGTTACAGGAAGGTTATTCGGTTGAACAAATACAACATGGCATACTCGGTTGTAAGTCTTCGCCGCACCACATGGGTAATAGCCCTCAAAGCAACCCAACTAACACAGTCTATGACGACTTAACTTTAATTTGCAGAAATAGTAGTAAGTTAGACGAGTTCATTGGTCGTTACATATCTTCTCGACCCAAACAAAAGCCACCAACAACGACACCAACTGCTAACCCAGCAAAGCCGCAACCGCGTGGGTCATTAGCAAAAATGGACGCCATAGACGCACAACGCCAACAAGCAAAAACTGAAGGGAGCAAATAGCCATGTCAAAGCAAGCACAGCGAAAAAGAAACACCTTTGAAGACTTAGAAATACCCCAAGACCGCGAGGCAGAAGCACGGTTACTAGGCAATATACTTGAGAAAACCAGCATAATGCCGGACGTTCTTGCTAGCAAGTTGAAAGAGGAAGAGTTTTATATTATCTCGCACCGTAGGATCTTTGCAGGAATGGTAGCAGCTTATAACCAAGATCCTAATTTTAATATTTTATCCGTGCGCGACGAAATGGCTAAAGAGGGCGTTCTAGAAGCTAGCGGCGGAGGTGCATATTTGGCTAGTCTTATAGACGGTCAAAACTGGTGCTATGACTTCCAGTATTGCATTAAAAGAATAAAAGATACGTGTCGCCGTCGCAAAGTAGGTCGGGCTAATAGCCTGATAGCAAGTTTGGCTTACGATAGTGGCACCGACTGGAACGAAGTAGTAGACGGAATAAACAAAACCCTAACCATTGCTACAGAGAAGCCAGAGCAAGTAGGTGCCACCAAACTTGTAGATATTGCACAAAGCCGCTTAGCAGCAGTACAGGAAATTAGTAGCCGAGGTGAGCTAATAGGCATACCAACGGGCTTTTCCCAGTTAGACCGCATTACTTGCGGCTTACAAAAAGGGTGCTTGTATGTTCTGGCTGCTAGACCAGGACAGGGCAAGAGCGCGTTAGCCCTAAACATAGCCGCGCACGCTGCCAGTATAGGCAAGGTCGTTGCCTTCTTTTCTCTCGAAATGTCTAAGGAAGAGTTAACAGACCGCTTGCTTTGCAGTATCGCAAAAGTAGACCTCCATTTATACCGTTCTGGTTATTTAGGCCGCGACGAGTGGGAGAAATTAGGCGAAGCCCTAAACGAGATAGCCAATTGGTCAGGACAGCTTATCATTGAAGATACTACAGACCTTACACCTAGCCAGTTACGACTAAAAGCTCTACAAATAAAAAAAGAACATGGCTTAGACCTTGTTGTTGGCGACTATCTACAGCTATTTAAGGCAGATAACCCCAAGCGGGAACGCTACCAAGAAGTAGGCCAAATTAGTAGAGCAAAGAAAAAATTAGCTAAAGAACTAAATGTCCCTGTGCTTGAGCTTGCCCAACTCAACCGCGAAGTAGAGAAACGCCACGATCGTAGACCACAAATGAGCGACCTACGAGAGGCGGGTGATATTGAGAACGACGCAGACGTGGTAATGCTAATACACACACCACCACCCGCAGATCCTAACGTTGAAGACGTTTACCCCGAAGTAAACCTATTAGTCGAAAAACAGCGTAACGGCCCACTAGGAAAAGTTGGGCTTGTGTTTTTAAAAGAATTTACCCGCTTTGTAAGCGCAGCATAGGAGGCACCATGGTAGTTAACCAAATAATAGGCCGTCGTGTATCAATGAAAACTGAGTTGGCCGAGTTCTTAACTAAGACTTTACGCCAGCTAGACAAATGGCGCACCAAGGCCGAGGTGTTGCAGGCCGAGGTCGAGCGACTCAACA